ACGGGTGCCGCCGGAGCAGCTTCAACAGCGGTCGGGCCAACGGGTAGTGTTGGCGCCACCGGAGCAGCTTCAACAGCGGTTGGACCCACTGGAAATACGGGTGCCACCGGAGCGGCTTCTACAGCGGTCGGGCCGACCGGAGCAGCTGGTGATGTTGCCGGATTATCCCCAGGTCTTGTCATACGAGGACAATTTATATATAAGGATGCTGATGAGATATATATCAACCCTTTTACATATCATCACCAGGGAACGGTTGAGCAGCTGGTTTATTGCGATGCTCAGTTGACATATGCATTTACAACCATTGTGGCCGATACATGGTCTTATTTATATCTCGATGATTCAGCGATTGTTACTGCCGGATCCGCCGTAATATCCGCTTCAGAGTTAGTGGATAGCGTTACAGCACCAGCATGGTCAGATGCAAAGCATGGCTGGTATAATGGAAATGATAGGTGTATATTCGCGGTTTATGGAACTGCTACAGATACAATGTTCGTTTTTTCTGTTTCTGGCGAGACAGTGTTTTTTGCTATGGTTTCTGATCTAGGTGGGATTGATATAGATACTGCTTGGACAGATGTATCTTTAACTATGCCCGCTTTTTCAACATCGGCGTATTGCGTTCTTGGAGGTCATCCAGGGGGAGATGGAGCAACGTGTACGGGTTATTGGAGGCGTAATGGCTCCGGCGCCGGTCAACCGATAGTCATGACCGATGCCAATCGTAACAGCGGTATACTTTATAATAGCCAGGTGGTTGAAACAGATGCTTCACAGATCCTGGAAATTAAAAATAGTGTTGCAGGAGCACATACGATTTATGTTTATACCTATGGTTTTGGGCTATCAAATGGTATGTAAATAAAAAGGAGAGATATATGTCAGCAAAAGAAATATTCGTATGTTATAATAAAGACACCGGTTTTGTAGACGGCGGCATTGGTTTAATCGATCGAAAGTGGGATGCAAAGCAGGTCGGCGATGATTCTACAACATCAAAAGGCGTTGAAAGAATCCTGGAGAAAAACCCAAAACGGAGTGTGATATTTTTGCCCTTGCAAGAGATCCCGGAGCCTGATACGGTAAAAATCGTTGATGGCAATTTGGTGCCATTAGCCGACGGCGAAGAAACAGACGATATGATTCGTCAAAAACACAGAAAGAAAATAGCTCAGCAGATTAGAAAAAATGCTATTAAAGACTTAAAAAAAGCAGGCGAACTTCCGGAGGATTATAAAGAATAATGAAAGTAACTTTTATATATCTACCTCATCCGTATTTAAAGCAACCGGACGCGCAAGCGCCGCTCGGGCTGATGTATTTAGCAGCTGTATTAGAAATCAGGGATTTTGAAGTCGATATAAAAAACTACTCTTCATTTACCATGGACGCTGCTATTGCCGATATCGAAGAATCAGACGTATTCGGCATTACAGCTACCAGCCTGGAAATCCCTATTGCAAACGTCTTTGCAGCTTTATTAAAAAACAAATACCCGAAAGCAAAAATACTTATCGGCGGACCTGGCACTGTCACGCCTGATTACGTTGATACTACCGCTGTTGATTCGATCGTTATGGGCGAGGCTGAACTAACGATTTTAGACGTTCTTAAAGATGTGCAATTAGATAAGCTCGCACCTCTGTACCACGGCGTACCCGTTCCGAACCTCGATTGGCTTCCTCTTCCGGCAAGACATCTTTTAAACGATACTAAACAAGGTGGTGACATTTTCGCCTACGGTAAAAACTATCACGAAAACGGATCCACGGTTATTCTGACATCCAGAGGCTGCCCGTTTAACTGCGCGTTTTGCTCTTCGAGATTTATCGGTGAAAGAAACGTGCGCTTTAGATCGCCGGAAAACGTTGTAAAAGAAATGAAAGACGTTATAGATAATTATAATATCTATCAGTTTAGAATATCAGACGATATGTTTACAGCAAGCATCCCGAGAGCTCGTAAACTGTGCGAGCTGATCGGACCGTTAGGCGTTTCATGGAGAATATCCACTCGAACAAAACCAGTAGATAAAGATCTGTTTAAGCTTATGGCAGCCGCCGGTTGTAAAGAAATATCGTTTGGAGTAGAATCCTTTGATAATAACGTGTTAAAAGTTCTTAAAAAGGGCACGACCGCTAGAGAAAACGCCATCGCGCTAAAAGCAGCTGCAGACGCAGGTATAAAAACCAGAGTTCTTTTTATGATCCGGACTCCGGGCCAAACAAAAGACACGGTTCCTGCGAATATAAAAATGCTCAAAGTCGTGCCCTTTACAATCATTTGCTGTACCACGTTCGTTCCGTTGCCCGGTTCAGCAATATGGGATGATCCAGGTAAATACGGCGTAGAAATAATCGATAGAAACCTGGAGAATTATAATTTTTATTTTTACTCAAAAACCGGTCCGAACGAATTAAAAGAAATCATTCGTTTAAAAGACCGGGATCCAAAAGAAGTGGAAGACGAAACATTGTTTTTTCGCGATTACCTTAAATCAACAGGGAGGCTAAATGTCGGCTAAAAAGGTGCAAAGACACAAAAAGAAAAAGGCGAATGTGGGTGGAGAAGTATCTAAAAAAACGGCGCAAAAACGAGTTATTAAAGTACAGCCACCAAAAAAGAAAACAATATCGTTGGTAGCAATCGTAAAAAACGAAGAGGCTGTTTTAGAAAGATGCCTTGAATCTGTTAAAGGTATTGTAGACGAGTTTATTGTCGTGGATACAGGCTCCACGGATAAAACAAAAGAAATCATACAAAGATACGGGCATCTGTATGAACTGCCGTACACTACAGAAGTAGAAACTCGCCAGAAAGCTATTGCGTTTGCAACAGGAGATTACGTGCTTTTAATGGACGGTGACGAATGGGTAGTTAGCAACTTAAATAAATTAAGACAGTACGCTGATAACGATATCGATGTTGTATCCACCAGAATCCATGACGTAACAGCGGATATGACAATCGTTACGAATAAGTATTTTAGAAATCGAATGTTTAAAAACGAGGATGACGGCCCTGCCTTTACCGGACCCGGAGCGCATGGATACGTTGCAAGCAAGCGTCCTGCTATTGTCGATCGATCAGTCCTTGTGTATCACACCCACGATCATAAAAAAGGTGATGACACTAAAGCGACCGACAAGGTTAATCGAACGCTCGGCCCGCTCGAAGCAGCTGTTAAGAAAAATCCGAACGATAGTCGTGGATGGTTTTACCTGGCAAGAACGTACATGCTCGGACCAAAACCTGATTTTAAAAAAGCAATTAAAACGTTCCAGCATTATTTGGGGTTAATTACGTCTACATTTGCAGAAGAAAGATGGTGGGCGGTTTACGATATCGCCAGATGCTACAGTTATCTTAAAGACTATGCTGAGTGTTCTATCGCTTGCGATCGCGCTCTGGAGATGGATCCGAAACGAGCGGAAGCCTATAATCTAAAAGGCCAGGTTTATTATCTGCAGGAACAATGGGCGGTGGCGTCTTTTTATTTTAAAGAGGCTATGACTCTGCAAGAGCCTGATGGCCAGCTGTTTATTGATCCGAGGGAGTACTGGGAAGTTCCAGCGGATTACCTGGCAACATGTATGCATAAACTCGGCAATGTGTGGGGAGCATTTGAGCTGACAAGAGCGCTCATCGGACGAAAAGGTTTTGTGGATAGCCGTTTGATAAATAATATGAATGAGTACGAAAAGGAAATGACTACAAGGAAAAAACCGTCTTAAGTAAGAAAACGATACAGGGGTATGAGTAATGGAAGCCATTATAATAAAATTTATTGAACAGCTTGCAAGCCCTACTTTAATGGTGTGTCTTTTTATAATCGGAGTACTGGCATATGTATTGGTAAAAATAATTGCATCTCAATCTAAAAAGGACGTTCTTCTTGCTGACCTGACAAAAGAAATCGAAAAGGCAAATACAACAAATGCCAGCTTAACTGAGGCCATGCGGATATTTTTTGACAGGCTAAAGGAGGCAGGAAGATGAACAGCTTTATGCATAAGGTAAGAAGTATCAAAGAAATCATCAACCCAAGCCCGCAAGAAAAACTAAAACACGGCGAAGCTGAAAAAAAATACGCTGAGATCAAAGAGGCAGGGCAGCTGATATCTGACAATGCTAAGCATTTGCTTGACGAGATAAAGATGTTAAACGGCGGCGCTGAGGACTTATGGTTTGGAAGGGAGGATGACAAATGCGAAAAATAAAACCAAATATGCTAGGAAAGTTGATTTGCGGGTTAGGAGGTTTAATCTTTACAACTCTTTTAATTTGTTATCAACTCTTTGACCAAGATGTCTTTGCTTTTATTATTTATATAGAGGTATTAGTAGTGGTTTTAACAACTGCGATTATTTCTGTTGCGTGGTTTATGTATAAAAAAGGTGACACCTCGGTAGTGTACCTGTTCTTAACAATAGAAAGAGTCGGTCTTGCAGTAACAATAGCCACAGCAATGTATGCGAGGTGGCTGCTTCTTCATTCGCCAGATAAATGTATGGGGTTTTTATTTAACAATCCGTTGTGGCTGCATCGAAATTTGTTTCTGGCAGTTGGAAGTACATTATATTTTTGCAGGGTGCTGTATCAGCTATTAATACCTTTTTTTTGCGAAAAAGGATTAGCAGAATGCCCAACAAGACGAGTAAACGATGCCGGAACAGAAAAAGAAAATAACTAAAACAAAGGAGAATATCATGAATTATTTTACATTGGCGTGCTTTGCATACAAACTTATTGGCAGACGTATTCTAAAAAAACTTATTTCAACCGATAAAACCAAGTTAGACGAAAAACTACTGGAAGAACTGGATAAGGTTGCAGCTATGAAAATTAAATAGTTGTCCATAAATAGACAAATGTCTACCTAGGTAGACATTTGTCCACTTATTGGCGTTTTTTGCTTGACAAGCCTCTTGGGGAAAGATATACAGCTTAATATGACTAAGCATCATAAAGCATATATGTTCTTAAGGGGCTTGGGCTATTCTGAGCTGAGAATCAGAAGGGCGGTCATCGCTCTGGCCGGGCACACCCAAAAGAGCTTATCTGACGATATCGGCAAGAAACACGCCTGCGGAAGGATTGATGAGTCTACTTTTACAAAGGTTCTTTCGGATATACGATCTACAAAATATATACAAAAAGCGATAGCCATGGAGCTTGGCATACCGCATGAGGATATGTTTAAATCTTAAATCGGAGGGTGAATCGTGGATGAATCAGGCGCAGGAAAAAGTGAAGTAGAAGCAAAAGAGTTATCAAGTCATGATCTGAATAGAAAAAGAGTCTATGAAAACATGATAGAAGAAGCTGCCATGGCACCGTTTAAAGTCGGTGAGGCGCTTAAGGGTATCAGGGACGAAAGACTATTCAGGAGTGAGTGTAATACATTCGAACAGTACGCTAATGATAAGTGGGGCATAGGCAGAGCAAGGGCGTATCAGTTGATACTCGCTCATGAGACTTTACAAAACCTTAAAGGATGCCCGGTTCTTCCTACTAACGAAAAACAGGTCAGAGCCCTTATCCCTCTCGGCGGACCTCTTCAAAAAGAAACCTGGGAAAAATGCGTTGAACAAAGCCCGGAAGTTACGATCACCGGAGACCTTGTAAAAACTTTTGTTTCTGCCGTATTAAACGAAAAACCAACTGCCCCTGCCGAAAAAGAAAAACCTCCAAAAGAAGATGTAATTATAGGGTCGGATGTGCTTGATGTTTCTCCAACCGATGATGAGAACTTATCCCCAATAACTAAAAAACAGTTTTATGACGTATATAACTTATTGCACGGTTCTATATCGTTTATTAAGGAAAATGATTACGAGCTCGTACCTTATGCTAAGATTAAAACATTAATTAAGAACCTGATAGATCTTTTAAGAGAGGAAGAATAAAAGTTTACAAGGAGTGTCATGGCTAAAAAAACCAGCAAAGCGGATCTTGATAAGTTAAGCAGCACATTAAACGGTATAATAAAGCATAAAGTCATCCGGGTTACAGCAAAACGCCTCATTGTCCTTTTATCCCTCGTTACTATATTGCTCGCTCTTTTTTTTGGTGCTGGATATTTTTTGTACAAGCATCAAGAAAAAAGACTGGAGTCATTAACTAAAATCCAGGTATCTTTAACGGACAGTATATATAATAAAGCAGCCAGAACTCCATACAAGACCTGTAATAAAATAGTATTGTCTGCCATGGGTACGGATCATCCGTTGTTTATTCTTGCTTTGGCGTCACGGTCTGGATATCAGCAATCGTGGTTTGGAAAGAATCGTGCGACTGGTTTATGTGCTATTCCTATTGGGTTTGTAGAAGAGCTGGTAAACGCCGGGATAATATTACAAGCAAAGGATTTGTTTCATTACGAAAACAATATTAAATCAGCAGGATTCGTGTGGGGTATTATATGGAAAAGATCAAACGGCAATATCAATACAGCCCTTAGTGAGTATTTTTTTAAAGACGATCCAGGAGCTGTTAAAGTCGTGATGGATAATTACTGGGAGTTTATATATTTAATTAGAAGGCCGGTAGATAATGAAAAATGATGTAAACCCAAGTATTGACCCGTATGAGCAGATAAAATTATGGGTTAGCGGTAAATCCGTTCATGATTTTCAGGGGATATGCTGCCCTGATTATTCGTGCTGTTATCCTGAGTTTAAAGCGGATGCAGACGTTCGCGAGCGGTTTATGCGAGCCATTGATACTGAGGACTCTGGCACGGTCAGTATGATGGTTGAAAACTTTAATCTTAGAAAGGCTATTTCTGAAGGTGTTAATTTACATTATATGTTTAAACGGACTTTTCATTAAACAATAAAGGTGGGTAAAATGACGAAAATAGAAACATGCACAAAAATCGCCTGGCATTTCCTCGGCCAACCGTATATTTGGGGCGGTGACGATCCGGTAGCCGGGTTTGATTGCTCCGGGTTTTGTATCGAGATATTAAAATCAGTTGGCATGCTTCCAAGGTCAGGTGATTGGAATGCAAATATGCTTCAGGGTAGATTTATTGAATCGGCTATGAATTCAGAGAGCATGCCGGAAGAAGGATATCTTGTATTTTGGAACTCAAGATTAGATTGCAGCCGGATCATCCATGTTGAGTATTGCCTTGACAGTTATCTTTCTATTGGCGCGTCTGGTGGCGGAAGTGATAACGTAACGGTTCAGGCTGCCATTAAGAGGAACGCATATATAAAAGTCCGGCCGTTTCGGTCTCGAGATAATATATACGGCTTTGTGGATCCGTTTGCAGAAGAAAGAAATCAATAACTTCATTAATCTTAAAACAAAATAGAAGAACCGATGATAAAAAGATATATTATTGAGGTAGATGATGACTATGAGCAGAAGGGCAAGATGCGTCTATCTCGTACAAATAGTGGGTTCGATGCCTTAGAACTCCTGGGTGTATTGGAGCATGCTCAGCTGGACGTGTTAAGACAAATGGCTGGAGAGATAAGGCCGAGCATTGTCGAAAGGGTCGTTGTAGCTCCTGGCAACACCCACATTCAAAAACCTTAAACAAGAGGTGCAATAATGGTAGCAGGTAACGAACTTTTTAAAAAACAAGAAATATCGACCACGCAGCGAACAACAACCGCAGATAAAATGAATGAAGTGTTGGAAGAGGCAGACGGTATAATCAACCGGAGAGAAGAACTGAGATTATCATCTGATGAGTTCCTCACAGATATGCTCAGCCAGGCAAATCCGCCGGCAGCAAAATTAGACCGGAGAGGTGACTGGGTAAAGTACTCTAAAAGAGTGGAAGACCATATCGAATCGTATACCAGAAAACAATACGAAAGCGAGGATGGCACCACTGATCAGGTTCAATCGTGGACTGCTCAGCAATGTATTGACGCGATACGAAGGTACTGCGACAGGTTCGGAAGCAACGCCCGAGGTTTTGAGGATCAGTTAAGGGATATGCTTAAGATATCTCATTACGCTCAATTAGCACATGATAAATTAAAAGAGGTATCGTTAAAAGATAATGCTGACCACAGGGGTTTAATGCGCCTGCATGACGTTAAGAAGATGCTTCACGGTCTGATATCAGCAAGAGCGCTAAGTAAGCCTTATATTATTAAGAACGGCAGTCCTTTTTATTATGAAATAACTGAGGGCGTGGTTGATAATATAAAGACTGTTCTCGCTATTATATCGGATGGAGGTCAGATTAAAGAATGATGGTGAAGAGTTTTTGTTTAGGATGCAGATATGAAAAAGCGGATAAAGGCCATGAGCCGTGTTCTACCATATGTGAAGCACGTGTGTATTACGTCCGTATTGTGGAAGACCCTGAGTATAAACTGCCTGAGCAGTTCTTGCGCGGTAACGACATGATCACGCTCGAAGAACTGGCAGGCAGTATCGCTCATCCTCGAAAATACAGAAAGAAGCTCGCTGCATCCGACGAACCGCTTTGTCCAAGACCGAAAGGATCCATGGCTCGATCAGCTTTACGACCTGCTAAATACGTTCATAATTTAAACCGTGAGGGAGCTGTTAAGGAAGGATATAAACACTGTCCTGACTGTTTAATGAGCGAGAACCCACGGCCGTTATCGGAGTTCTATAAAAACCGTAGCGGGTTTAGAGGACACCAGGGAAGGTGTAAAAAACATCATATGGCGCGATATAGACGCCCTAAGAAAAAGGATACGATATGAAGGTCATAGTCATAGATATTCAATCAGAAAACTACGGAGATCTCGGGTATATAATATCCGACGCGATTTACAAGAGCTACTGCCATCACGATAAAAAAGTATATGAGATCGTGTACGAAGAATCTGAAGACCCCGATAAGCGTTCTGCGCAACTTGAAGTAATTGACGGTTATGATCCGGAGTTTTTAGTGGTGGTTTTAAAGCCAGGAGCGAGTATCGAAGAACTCCCGGTAGATTTGCAGTCCAACATATGGCAAGAAATTAAGATCATAGGTAAAGGCGAATGATCCCATATAAATGTCTTACTTGTGAAATTATACAACTCTATCGAAAAAATATCTATCATAAGCTCAGATGCAGGGCCTGTGGTTCAACGTTTTTAATAAAGTCCGAATCTGACGGTCACGGTATTAAAAGTGAGATGCTATGGATCGATGAGGCTGCTCCGATTTCAGGTGATATCTTCGCCAAGCTTCCTGCATTCACGCCTCGTAAGGGCCTGTGGGCTTATGCTTTTGACTGTGATGGGGTTACTATCCATTATCCGGACGGATCCACAGAGCGAAGGCCTGTGAAATGGACAGAGGATAAAGAAAGAATTTATGTGGACTGGAGCAAAGAAGAAATTAAGATCACAGGTAAAGGCGAATGAAAAACATCCCTGTCAGATATCCATCTGGTAAATGGCAACGGTTGCTAGTCCCCTTGTTTTACTTTGTCTGGTGGAAGAGACTGTTCTATGAGCATCCTCATGATCCGGACCACCATTATATTAGTCGTGTGTATAAGGTAAAAGGCTGGAGAACGGCCCTTGTGGATCAACTTGGATCCGGGCGTATAACCGTAACTTTTTTATTTGGTAAAGGAAAATGAAACGACGTACATTTTTAAAAGCCATTGCTGCCCTGGTGCTGGTACCTAAATCTGTTTTTGATAAAAAACCAGATGATTACATCCTTGTCGAGCTCGAGCCACCACCGCCAATGAAGATAGAGATCAAGGAATACGGTAATTCTATTGCTTACGACGGTGATTTTGAACCTGTAGGTTTCGGGGTAGATGACGAGGCTTTAAAAATATTAAACGAGCAGATTAGAAAAACCAGAGCGACTGCCATGAAACTCATGTGGGAATGTGTTAAATGAAATTAAAAAATTGTCCGTCCTGCGGCAGCAAACCAAGATGCGTTGAGAGAAAACGCTTTGAAGCAAAATACGGCGTTGGTTGTTCTAATAATTTATGCATTTTTTATTTGCCGGCAGATGTTCTAAAAAGAGATCTTCATAATTATGTATGGATGTATGTAGAAAAAGAACGCATGGCTGCGGATTGGAACCGCCGTCCCGGTGATTCGGATGACGTAAGGCAATGTCACGTTTGCGGTGCACATGCAGGTATTTTCCATCTTCCGCTCTGCTCTGTTGGGCACGGTGTTTTTAACGGCTGATTAACCGTCACATGGAGAGCTGTATGAAGTTCATAAAAACAAAAATACAAATATATTGGCTTACACTAAGATTCTTTGTTCATGGCGGCAGCTGGAAGTCTGCAAAAATATACGCGTCAATGATCGTCAAAGGGTTCAGGTTAATGTAGCAACGATGTCTAACAATTAAAAGAAGAAGGAGGTTTTATGAAAACAAAGATAGTCATAGAAACTGCGTCAGAAATGATTGATTGTGCAGACCGTTCACGGCCTGAAGGGGATACGACTCCGTTTATTGGTGGTGAGGCAAAGGTGGTCATCCCTGACCTCCAGCATGCAATAAGACTTGTCAATGCTCCAAGGTTTGAGGTGGAGGAGGTTTTGGTGGCAGATCTTATCATAGAACTGGCTAAGCGGTGTGGGGTTTGGGTTACTATCGGTTAATAACCTAACTTTTAGGGGGAATTTAATAATGAAAAAAGTATTTTTAGGAGGAACGTGTAACGAGTCTGATTGGCGTGATAGGATCATCCCTGTACTGCAAATTGATTATTTTAATCCGGTTGTAGACGATTGGACTCCAGCTTGTATGGTCGAAGAGCTACGGCAGCGTGAAGCGTGTGATTTTTGTCTTTATGTAATAACGCCGAGAATGACCGGGGTGTATGCGACCGCGGAAGTTGTTGACGATTCTAATAAACGCCCTGAAAAAACAATCTTCGTGCCTCTTTTTAACGATAAAGATCTCACGTTTGATGCAGGCCAGTGGAAGTCTCTAAACGCTGTCAGGAGGTTGGTCAAGGCGAATGGCGCTCAAGTCTTTTTCGATCTTCTTCGGGCAGCGTATTATATGAATAACCATTAAAAGGTGATTAATATGTGGCGCATATTTCATTATTTATTCGGCAGAAACTATGTTAAGTTTAACGGCAAATACGTTCGTAGGCTATTTCAGGATCTATCAACCAACCAGCCGTATGTTGCAGAAGGCCGGACCAGATATTATCTTAACCCTGATGCGTCTGTCTCACGCTCGTCAGATGCCCACAATAAGACCGAGGATTACTGGGAACCTCTTTCGTTTGAACTAAAGGATTTTTATTCAGAAACTAAAAACGAAGGTGAACTCGTTTGTAATTTTTGTCTGAAGCCTAAAAATGAGGTCGAATATCTAGTTAAAGGCGCAAACGGGTATATATGTAGTAAGTGCGTTGAAGGCTCTATGGCCGTCATCGCGAAACATCATAGAACATAAACTTTTAAACAGGAGGTGTATCATGAGTAAGACTTTGCATAATTCGGATGTGTCAGGAGCGAAAAAAAACGTATCTGATCTGGTAACATTTGGCAACGGCGATATGTTCAAGGTGCTTTGTAAGGCCAGCTCAAAAGAAGAAGGCTGGATGAAATCAACAAAAGCCATGGAGATCCCAGGTGTTGGATGCGTGGTTCAGGTAACTACACAGCAGGGCGATAACGTGGCTGAGGCCCTTGTTTTTGTACCGGGTGTGAAGGTAATCATTGATCCGTCTGCTCCCAGTGATCCCAATGTTGTCACAGGCCGTGCATTAGGTAAGACGTAGTCCTCATTTTTGGAGAGAAGATGATTTTGGATTTTGTAGTCCCGTGAAAACGGGTTGTCCTTGGAACAAGGCCATGGCGGTACTGACCCACGAGCCCTGAAATGCGACACGAGTCGGACTGCAATCCTAACTTTTGGAGATAAATTAATATGGCAGAGTCTAAGGACTATGATTATGGGAAGTTGATTGAAGAGTGCTCTTTGATATCAGACAAAATGCTTAAGCTGGCTACGACATACGGAGGTGGATCCGGAGACGTTGTACGGGATCTGTATTGCGTTAAGATGTTAGTTGATACACACATTGGCGATAAAATGAAAGAGTTGCGGTTAAAGGAGAAATCCGATAATCCGATTTCTCACCCCAGCTTATAGGAATATAATTTAACTTTTAAACAGTATAAAAGGAGGTTGTTATGCCAAGACGAGACACGACAGGACCACCGAGAAACGCGAACGGCCCGAGAGATGGAAGCGGTGGAGGATCAGGAAGAGCTCCTGGCAGAGGATCAGGCAGTCAGACTGGCGGCAAAAAAAGAGTTGTTAGAAAAAAAAGAAGAACCATCCAAAAGTAAATAGCTTAACGGTGGGAGTGGCGGAAGATAGACGCCTTATGTCTGGCTGAAAAGGATCGCATGGCGAATTCATGAGGTTGTTGGGGCTTATCGCTACCATGCGGGTACGAGCGTAGGGCAGAGGCTACGCAAACCAACAAATGCAGGTATCAAACCCTGTCTCCCACCCCAACTTATAGGAGGAAAATGATGGATGAAGATAAAAAAAAATCAGTTGACGGTAATGCCGCTTCTGAACCTGCTTCTAAATCGATAAACGAGATTTTGCAAAACATCGTTTCTAGGGTTAAGAATGAAGAAAGTACCGTTCATAGGGGTTACAGTCGGATGCACCATAGGCATTCCCGATCCTAACTTATAGGAAGATGTTATGAGAGTGTTTTTATCAGTACTGTGTTGTGTTTTGTTTGGGGCTGTCGGATATTATTTAGAGGCCTGTTTGGGATTAAAGGTTCCTGTGGCTTTTTATTTATTGGGATGGACTGGAGGTGTTGTATTAACGATAATCGCTACAAGATAAAACAAAACAACTAACTAATAGGGAATAACTAATGGCTAGAAATATGAGTTTTATGCTCACTACTGAGCAAATTAAAAATAAAACCAAAACTGTCACACGCCGCATAGGATGGTGGTTTTTAAAGCCAGGCGACATCCTAAATGCTTGCGAAAAATGCCAAGGCCTGAAGAAGGGTGAAAAGGTTAAGAAGATTTGCCAGATAGGAGTTGTGTCGGTCCGCACTGATTGGCTTAAAGCGATCGATTCGAACGAGCTTAAATTGGAAGGGTTCCCCAGTATGACTGTGGCTGATTTTATCGATATGTTTTGTAAACATAATAAGTGCAGGCCAGGCTCCATTGTTAACAGGATAGAGTTTATGTATTTATAATAGAACCTTAACTTTTAGGGAGTAATTAATATTGAAGAATTATGCAAACACTATAACCATTAATGATCACACGTTTCATTGTAAGAGGCATGAACTGAAAACCATGTGTGAAAATATGGTTATGACCCGGTTTAACTCTATGGTGGAGGTAGGCTCATTAGTCGGGTTTTCTACAAAAACATTTGCTAATTACTTTGATAACGTTTTGTCTGTTGATCCTTATTTAGCAGGATATGATGATGCTGATGTTAATTCTAATGATCAGGACAGGCTGGATACGGCCAGGGCTATCTTCTTTTTTAGGTTTATTGATAATGAGAAGGTTGAGCAGGTATGTATTCCTAGCTTGGAGGCCTGTGAAAATATTGAAAATTACACTCTTGATATGGTTTATATCGATGCGTCTCATAAATACGAGGACGTTTTAGCAGATATCCTCGCATGGAGTGTCAAGGCCAGATCCGGCGGATATATATCAGGTCATGATATAGAGTTCCCGTCAGTTAAAAAAGCCGTATTAGAGATGTATACGGACTTTGCAACCTTTGGTTCTTCGTGGATAGTGAGGCTATGAATAAAACATTAAGAAGAAACGATCAAACCGTAAAAAAAAACATATTATCGGCAGACGATATCGTATGCAATCTTACCATTCCTTTGCAGCTAAGGTACTGGAAGATGATTAAAGCGTCTCTTGAAAAAGATGATTTTAACATTATCAGTAAGCTGATATCCGATGCAACTGACAAGGCTCAGACTTTATATAAAGAAATCACCGCTGAAAAAGGTGAGGTCGAGTTAGACCTGTATGATGAGGATTTTTATGATCGTATTATTAAGAAATATGATGATTTTGTGCCTGCGCTAACCGCTGCTGTTATGCATCATATCCAGCCAGCATCGGTAGTTGATATAGGCTGCGGCCTGGGGCTGTATCTATCAATATTTAAGAATATTGGTGTGGATGTACAGGGGTTTGAAGGCAGCATGGTGGCTATTGATCGGTCGAACGTAAAAGACAATATCGTTTTGACTGACGTGTCCATGCCTTTTTTGCATGCCCACGACATTTTTGATCTCGCTATTAGCTTTGAAGTTGCGGAGCATATACCAGAGGATAGAACCGACGTTTTCTTGCAAAACATAATATCGTTAAGCAGCACGGTTTTGTTTTCTGCTGCTAGAAAAGGCCAGCGCGGAGACGGTCATGTTAACGAGCAGCCAAAACAATACTGGATAGATGAATTTGAGGATTTAGGATATGTCTATGATGAAAAAACAGTTGGTAAGATTAAAAAAGATATTGAAAAACAAATACCTTTAGAAAAGCTCCAAAACATCTATCCATATGAGAATATGATGATTTTTAAATATGAGGGAGGATTGATATGAGTGATTTAATAAAAAGCATTATGGACAATGAAAAACTGGGTTTTGTGGATGTTCACGGGCATGAGTTTTGCTGGGGTGATATCCCTGACGAGTACATCAAGACCAGGGCCCCTGTCCGGGAGTTGTTTTTAAGAAATAAACGCACAAGATGGGCTGCTGGCATTATATCATGGCTCTGGCCCGGTAAGAAATACAGATATATTGTAGATCTGTTTAACCTTATTGAAAAACCGGTTTATTGCCAGGCTGTTGATCTTCGTAAAGAAATGAAGCTGGCTAACACTCAGCTAATGATTTTAAATATGATGGATCTGGAGCAGTCGTCATTTGGAGACAAGCCTGAGATACCATGGAAAACACAGATCTCGTCCATGTCTGACGTAGCTAATCGTCATTACGGGGTTTTAATGCCGTTTGTTCATTACGATCCTAGAAGAGACGATGCGCTTGAAATCGTAAAAGACGCCTTAGAAAATAAAGGGTTTTTAGGCGTTAAAATGTATCCCGCGCTTGGCTGGAACCCCTTGCCTTCCAGTAATGCCGGTAAGGAGCTCACCTTAAAACAGATCGATGATTTATGGACGTTTTACGAATACGCTGATTCTAAGAATATCCCTATTACAATCCATTGCTCCAGGGGCGGTGCGTATTCTGATAAAACCATGGGCGATGAAGAAGCCCGGCTCGGATATACGGACCCGGTAAACTGGGAGCATGTATTAAATCTGTACCCAACTCTTCGCTTAAATCTCGCGCATCTCGGTCAGGATCTGCAGGATGTAGAGCCTGGCTTGATAATGTATTCTAAAAACATTTGGGCAGAAAAAATACTGTATTTATGCAGAAAATTCGATAACGTTTACACGGATCTTGCGTATAACGATCAGGCGCATGATAAAAAACTGGTAGACACGTATTTTAAAAATATATGGGCTTCTGGCGAAAAAGCCTTAAAAAAAATCATGTACGGATCCGATTGGCCTATGATGAGGCACACATGGAAACTCGAACAGTGGGTAAAGCCGTTTATTTATAAATGTCCGGCCGGCTTTTGGTCTGACATTATGAGAGATAATGCCTTGCGTTTTTTGTTCCATGACCTTAATATGCCAAGACGTATATATAAAGCCCACGATAAGAAAGCGGGCGATACACCTGAATTCTTAAAATTTCACTTTAAACGCTTAAAACGCGATCGTAAAAAAGGAGAGAAAAAATGAAGAAACCAGTACCAATGGGTAGCGGAAGTAAAGGCGGTCCTGTGCCGCCTGGGGCTCCACAGCAGGTAAAACTGACAGTCGATCTGCCGCATTGCAATGATTTAAAATGCACTGAATGCGGTGGGGTGTTTTTCGTACATCTTACCCGGTATAAGATCGTATCAGCGATTCAAAGCCCGATAGGCAAGGAACAGCTGGTTCAGGTTGATGTGATTAAGTGCGATTTGTGTGGAGGAATACAATATAACGAATCTGTTGACGGTCCTAAAAAAGATGAAAAAAATACCAACAAAAAAGGGTGAAGAAATCAGTACCCCGTGGCTGAGCACTGATGAGGCTGCTGTGTACTGTAATATGTCTCGCGGGTATTTTTTAACGCAGACAAAAGGCGTTCCTAGAGCCGGCGGCGTTGGCAAACCAAAATATCATATAGACGTTTTAGATGAATGGATGAAAACGAGCTATAACGTTGCCAGCCTAACCGGCGTGCCAGAAGGCTAACACCCGATAAAAATCGAAAATAAGAACAAGGTGATACTGCGGAGGTGTTTTTAATATGGGAGAAATAGACTACGGATGGGTTTATCGGCTGTTTTTTAAAGAAGGCGAAGTTGTAGAGGTAAGAGCGAAAGGGATTGTCGGTAAAGATCCCGCCTGGAAAAACGAATACGCTCGTAAAAATTCTATAATATACGGGTATTTTGATAACGAGCAAAATTTTGCTAAAGCTGTTGAAAGTCTTGATAGTTTTGAAGCTGAAGCAATCTGGTTTACAGCAAATCCCCCCAAAAAAGCGTGCCTGTCACGATCTCCAAACGAATTAGAAATCTATGATCACAACCGATCTAAGCAAACGAGCGCTAACGATATTCGTTGTATTCGCTGGCTGATGATCGATATAGATCCTAAGGGTGATGAGCACGTTTCTGGTGTAGCATCCACCCAGAAAGAGCTTGATTATGGCCATAAGGCCGGGCAAGCGGTTGTGTCTTGGCTAAGAGACGAGTTTAAGTTCGAAGGGCATATAGGCGGTATGAGCGGTAACGGGTATCATATCTGGTTCCGGTTGAACGATCTTGATGTGTCAGACGATATAGGCAAAAAAGACGGATTACTGCACAAAGCTCTTTGCGCGATTAATATGAAGTTTCCGGCTGAAAAATTTAATGTAGAGATCGACACAAGTGTTGTAAAGATCGCGCAGCTCGGTAAATTATACGGCACTATGTCCAGAAAAGGCAAGCACACTGAAGATCGTCCTCACCGACAGTCTCATTTATTTAGTAACACCGTTAAATCGTTAGATGAAGTACCGGTATTGGATCTTAGAAAGCTCAAAAGCCTTGTAAAATTCTACGATGACGCTAAGGCCGCTGAAGCCGGACCCGCGGCACCGGCAAGTAACGTTCCTGCTGTCGGTAAAACCACTCGCATGCCGTCAGACTCTCTAGGATCACTTGATGTTAAAAAATACTTAGAATATCACGGATGGGATTTATATAAAGAAGAAAACAAAGGCCATGGCATGAGCTACGGCCTTGAGAAGTGCCCGTTTGGCGAGAACCATAAAAGAGATGCAGAGATTTTTGTTTATAACGATGGTAAAATCACGTTTAACTGCTTTCACGATTCTTGTAAGGGATATAAATGGCAGGACGTAAAGCAACTCCTATCCGGATCAGAAAAACTCACAGAGTTTATGACCGGTTACGATCCTAACTGGAAGCCCGACACTAAAACCAAGAAAAAGACAAAGCCAGCGGTTGTATTAAGCGAATACGCTGATGATTTATCTCAGTTAAGCTTTATAAACCAGATGGAAGTGTACGATTCTGCATTGGTTAAGCCTCCTCACGTCATCGATCCTGATTCGTTTTTTAAAGTAAATGCAGCGTCCGGCAGAAAAGAGATGATCCAGGACTGGGCTGCGAGTTATTTAGCAGCATATTTGCATCCGATCGCCTGGACTGACGGCATGTATTATAAATACGAGAACGGTATTTGGGATCGATTCGAAGAAGAAAAAGTAGAGTCAGTGCTTATCACCGCCATGGGAGAATTAATAAAAGGTAATTATATTGATTCTGTTAAGAAGATATTTAAGGGTAAAGTCCGAAGATCAGAAAAAGACTGGCCTGCCATGCCTGATCTTATAAACGTAAAAAACGGTATGGTGGATATGACCACTGATAAACTTGAACTGATCGATCACGATCATAAGTACGGCTCCAGGATACAGCTAAACGTCAGTTACGATATGGACGCAGAATGCAATCGGTGGGAGCGTTTTTTACAAGAGATCTTCCCGGAACCAGACGGTGTTGGAGAAAGCAAGCGCCAGTTAGTACAGGATTTTATGGCGTATTGTATTATGACAACGTGTAAGTTCGAAAAATGTCTGTTTTGCTACGGTATTGGCGGTAACGGTAAATCCACTGTGATAGATACATTATCTCAGGTCGTTGGGATCCATAATACATGCCGCGTTAACCTGGATCAGCTGTCAGAGCGTTTTTCTATCCCGGCGTTGCAGCACAAACTCGTTAATTTATGCACAGAATCTTCTAAAAAGCAGGTTGCTACTGACGTTTTAAAAGCTGCTATATCCGGCGAGATTATCGCTGGTGAGCATAAACATTCTTCTCGAGTGGAGTTTAATAACACAGCTAAGTTTATATTCGGTATGAACGAGCCCCCCGGTATTACAGACAGAACTCCCGGTTTTGAGCGCCGTGTGCTGGTGTTGGAGTTTAACCAGGATTTTGAAAAATCACCGAGCAAAGACGTTGATTTAAGGGATTATCTTAGAGAAAAAGAACTGGACGGTATTTTTATGTGGATGCTTCATTCTGTAAATCGTCTGATATTAAACAAAGGGTTTGTTATGTCTGATCAGGCTAAAAAAGATCACGCAAGATTTATGAAGAATATTAATAACGTGCTTCAGTTTGTTGAAGAGCGCTGCGTGGTTGAGCCTGACAACGAAGAGTGTAATGTGTCGTGCGCGAAGTTTCATATGGAATTCACTAATTGGTGTAAAGCAGCTCAATATAAACCATGGGGTAAGCATCGATTTTACGAGCAAGTTGTAATGATTAACGGCGTGGATAAATCCAGAAGAAAGATAGGTCCTAATCGATACTGGGCGTTTACGGGTATTGATCTTACTGACGAGATCGATGATAACCTGGCCGGCGGACCGTCTTCGGCTGTTTAACCTTAAAAAGAAAGGATAGAGTTATGAGCGAGAAAAAACTGTATATCGGCGCAAAGGTTATCACCGCATATCCCAGTAAAAACGAGTTCGGCCAACCTGGATATAGCGTGACGTATCCGGACGGATATGTGTCCTGGAGTCCAAAGAAAACGTTTGAAACTGCTTACAGAGAAGTTACTGACAGCGAGATAAAAATGGTGATAGCGACTTAACTTTTTGTTGACAGTTAAGATTAATTGATTTATATTATTTGTGTTTTCGTTTCTTTGCTAAATGCCCGATTTGAGATTAAGCAACGAATCTTTTTAAGGGAGGATTGCTAAGTCCGATCGGGCATTTTTTAGTTGACAATTAAGAAGAATTGTTTAATATATAAAAAGGCCCAATACTCTTTGGATCGTCCAAAGTAGATAAGGCTCCTTTTCGATTTTCCCCCGGTCTGTGGTTATGCTCACAGGCCGGGGTTTTTTTATATGTTGTTGCTGTAAACTTCCTTGATCTCTTCTGGCTGGATGCATAAATAATCTAGGGTTTGTTTCTCGGACCTGTGATTAAAAATAAAAACCAATAGCGCAACACTGGCATTGTATTTTGTTCTCTGCATGTATCCAAACGTCTTCCTCAGCGTATGGCTACCGTAATTGCCCTTTAAATTTAATCTTTTACACCATCCTTTGACCAGGCTGTTTACATAAGGCGCTGAGATATGTTCTCCTTGCGGATTTGGGAAAAGCCACTTGAAGTCATCTTTTCTTGTTGCGAGATATGCCTGCGTAGCCTCAACGCACGTTTTGTTAAAATTGATTCGTTTGTATTTAGCATTTTTCTTCTCTTTTGGCTCAAGCTCTTCCATCGGCTCCAGATATTGAACTTGATCTAATCTGATCCGGATAAGGTCTGATGCCCTTAAGCCCGTGTTTATGCCAATAGTAAAAAGGCATAGGTCTCTTGGGCTTAATATCTGCTTAAGGGTCGCTATGTCCTTCATACGGGTGATAGGCTGCACCTTTATCGCTGATCCCTTCTTAGGATGATTTTGATTTTTTATCATCTTTAAGCCCCTTTTTCATGAGTTTTATCATACAATCGCTAACGCTTATTCCGTTGTTATCGATTTTATAATGTTTGATTTTTTTGTGAAGATCCGCAGGAAAATCTCTGATCAGAACATCTTTGTTTTTTTCTTTACCCATTAGCACCTCCGTCCTTTTTTAATTGTTAAGAGCCTTATCACGCCGTAATAGAAGCGTTGAAGGCCATTGCTCATTCTCAGGGTTTTTACCTCTTTCGATTTTTGGCATTGCGCCGGTTTCATACTCATGTTTTTAATTTCCTCCTAACTTATCGGTGCTATTTAATTAATATATTGTAGATTTCCGGCAATAAAAAATACCAAACAAATAAAGAGAATATTGCAGATGTTGTGTATATTACCGGAAAGTTGAAGAAATAATCTTCTACACAGCTCTGGCAAAAAAACGAATTGCTTATGTCTATATCGCACCGTTTGCACTTTTTGCCTTTAATAGAGTTTCGAATAATAAAAAAACAAGATCCTAAACCCCATATCAATGGCCCCAGCACCAGAGTTTTCTCATGCCAAAACCATATAGATATAACGATAGCCATTGACATCAATATGGTTGAGGGTTCTATAAGTTTTCCTTGGTTGTTAATATTGCTATCATAATCAATCATTATCCCTCCCAACTTATTGCTGATGGTTAATACACATTGCAGCGCTCATTTTTAGTATGGAACTTGTTGCACTTTCCACACCAAGGCGGATGGTTTACCATGATAGTCTCTTTCGGACCCGCTTCAACGTCAGGTTCGGTGGGTTTTAGCTTCGAGCCACACCACGGACAAAACATAAAAAACTTATATTGACCCACAGGGCCAGTATATTGATTTGCACAAAAAGCCATACAATCGTTTATGTTCTCAACTCCTTTTTTATAATCTTCGCAACATTCTGACATATTCCTCCCTCCCAACTTATTGACGGTTAATAGGGTTGATGCTACTGAACCGATTCGTGTTCGCGGAGACAAAAGTCTGGTTCCTCAAACCACTTGCAACCACTTTTTTTAATCTCTGGCTCTTTCGTGTCCGCTTCACCGACAGGTTGGCAGGCATCGGAGATCGCCTTTCTCGCAGTGGCCTGCATGTTTATTAAATCTCCATATTTATCTATTTCATCCAGGGCTTTTCGATAAATAGACCTACACCGAAGAGCCTCGACAACGAGTACCTGTAATTTGTCTGCGTCTGACATTTTTCCCTCCCTTTTTGACTATCGTTAAGGTTGTTTTTTTATAATGATTTAATATATTTTAATATCTGCTTTTGGACATTATCCGGCGGTAGGATTTCGGTTGCTGTTCCTTCCATCTTGTAATGCCATCCCTCCGGGGTCTTAGGATCTGGCCTATTTGAAAACCCAAAATCATTGTCAGTGTCTATTGGGACACATTCTAATAGGTCTGCCCAACCATGTTTTAAAAACGGCCTAGACGATGGGATGATAGAAAAAGGAATAAAAAGTCTTTAAAATTCCACCGAACGTCATGCTCTCTCGCAAGCCTTATGTCTTTATCTTCCAACAACATGGCTTTTTGTAACTTATTAGAAAAATCCATTATCTTTGTGCGGGTTTTAACTTTTTTAATAATAGCCTTTGCGATTTGTTCTTTGAAATCCACGATCTCACCTCCTTTTAAAGTTTATATTGAGTTTTTCTATCCAAAAAGGCATATTCCAAGGGTCGCAAACATGCCACAAAACGCCAGAAATCCGACAACCGGCACGGCACCACTTGCCACGCCTACGGCTCCGATAGACGCCCATATCCCAAATATTGCTATCCCTTTCCATAATTCCTGCATTTTTTCCTCCTAAGTTTTAGGTTGTTATTAAGGCTTTGTATACCTAAAGCCCGTTAATTCGTGGTATTCTTTTAAGCTTTCTCTCATGTCTTCTTCGGGCAAAAGACACTCGTACCCAATGTCTGTCAGGTTTAGAAAAATCTCTCCACATTTTTCACAGTGATAATAGTCAGATATAGAAATACAGGGTTCATCGCAAAAGGCGCTTTCTAAATCTGTCCCCATTTTTATATTTGATTCTATTTCATCATGCGGATATCTACGCCTTGGATATTTAATACACAACGCCCCTATATCTATTAATTCGTTACAACTACAACACCTTTTTCGGCGGGTTGTATCTAGGGGGATAAAATCAGAGCTATTTTCAAACCAATACATCCAATCGCCTGGCTCATAGTCATAATCATAATCACAACTGCATGAAAGGCTCATATCTTTTTCCTCCTTAAGTTTTAGGCTGTTTTTCGCTTATAGTGCCTTCCGGCCATTCAGGTTGGTTTCCTGGTATTGCATCTCGGATCGCTTTTGTTATCCTTTCGATATCTTCTCTTGGCCCTTCTGCCTTAAGTGTAACTATTGCTGATATTTCACTGGCTTCTTCAACAAGGTCTCTATACTTTAATTCAATTATAAGTTTGTTCATTTTTCCCTCCTTAAGTTTTAGGCTATTTTTAGGTTTTTCTTTCTTCCGTTCCAATAAACATGCTTTTTATTCTTCAGGCGCGTGTATTCTTCCATTAAGACCTGGCATATTTTCTGGCATCTTTGTTTTGAGATATTATGTTTTTCTCCAATCTCGGTATATGACTGGCCTTTTACTCTTGCTTCTAATATTCCAATATTTCTGATTGATTTCATTTTGCCGTCCTTCCCCCATTTTTATTGTTAGTTGGTTTTTGTTATAGATTCATCCTTCCCATGGCGGCGTCTCCGCTGCGCTTGAATACCTATAGTCTTCTATCAAAAAAGATCCTCTAGGGTCGCTGGATGCAGTTGCAGGTGGGATCCAGGTTATAGAGCTAACAGGGTGACCATATAAAGCTGATCTTGTCGCTATCTTTACGGCTTCGTCTATCGTTGATTGGTCCATACGGTTCTCCAATTAATATAGTTATATTAAAGTGTCCTTTTTTGTTTAAAAGTATTTGACAGTCATTTTTATTCTGTTAGGCTTAATTTGATCCATTTTTGACTCGTTTTTCCTTTAAGGTTAGTGTCACCTCAATCAGACTGGGAACAAAGCCTCACCTCTTTGTTCCCGGTTCTGTTTTTACAGCTGGTCCGCAGCTATATCCCTTGCTATTTCTACCTTACACAACGAACACAGGAACGAGTCAGGGATCCCCATCTCTTTATCCGTGTATTCGTTTACATGTTGAAGATGCATCGTTTCAATGGGGTATCCGTGCCCACAGCGGCCGCAAAAACCCACTGTTCCATCGAATATGCCTGTTTTATGAGCCGATCCTCTTCTGATGATGTCCTGGATCATCCGGGCACCGTGTTCATCCACTGTGATATTGAGTGATTCATCGGCACCGTCGATATCGTATTCATTGATCTCTACGGTGACGCCTTTTGTCATTTTAGTTACCGTCGCTACTCCACCGGATACTGATATTCTGACATATTCCATGATTCGTCTCCTTTGATCTTTGCGTTCCATGATTTTTCCCTCCCAATTTATTGGCGGTGGTTAAGGTTTTAGTATTTCAACGTCTAAGAACTCTATATCTTTAGATAGGGATTTCAGGTCTATCCGATATCGTACCGATTCATCCAGTCCTGATGTTCTTTCGGATATTGGCTCCAGCTCGATTATCCCGCCGTCACGATCCGGCTCATTCCCATTAAAATAGTTATCAACCTCTAATGGTATTTCTGTTTTTGCTGCTTTGCATGCATACCAGGCTTTGACCATTCCATTCCATTTCGAGTCTTTTTCGATACATCCATGAAACTTAATGTCTATATATGTCCGTGTCATTTTTTTTGTTTTACCTCCTTAAGTTATTGCCGATCGTTAAGTTATTGACGATCGGGATTTTTTTTCATCCCTATCAGCCCCCTGCTGCCGGTATTTGATCCATGCTGGTCGTAATATTTTTTATCTGACCAGTAATCGAGCATGTTACACACACCTGTAAGCGCTGCTTCTTCGTTGCCGGAAAGAAATCCTTCTTTTGTATTCCTGTCCAGGATGTTATTGATAATTATCCTTTGTTCTTCCAGCATCTCCGTATCCACGTTTTCGATATGAAGTGGAAAAAAAACATCTTTTGCTTTTACCATTTTTACCTCCTTAAGTTATTGGCGGTTGTTACGGTTTATTTTATGTCTTTACACCAATCCTCCATGGCTTTGCACAAATCCTCCATGGCTCTTGCCCTTGAAGCATCTCTCCTTTTATCCTCCTTTATCCTACTGGCTATATTCCAAGCCATCCAAGCAGTCTTGTCCCACTCTCTTTTGTAACTGCACAATATTTTTTTGAGACATTCATCATGGTAATAGTCTCCTGGACATTCCTCATCGAAAGCAGAATGTTCATGCATATAGTCCGATACATATTTTGCATTGGCTTTAACGCCACAAAACCAGCATTGTTTTCTGATAGATTTTATAAGCCTCCTGTAATTTCTCATATAATTTTCTCCTTAAGTTGTGGTCAGTCGTTAATCTTGATTTAATGCTGCAATAACCACGTCCAGCTCGGCTAATGTTGTTATTTTTTTGACCCCGTACTCCTTTGTTACAAAAATAACACCCTCATTGTTACTGGCAATAACAGATAGCTCTGTGTGAGTCCTTAGAAGGTAATTCTCTGCTACTCTACATGTATTTGTTACATAAGCAGGGTTTACCCATTCCTCTGTGCCTGGTATTTTTACCAATGCTGCCATGATCCGCACCTCCTTGTTTTATTCTGGTAATGTCATTTTACCGGCTTCAACTTCCTGCCGGAGTATCTCTCTTAGGTCCTCTGTTCGTTCGTACTCCATGATTTCAAACTCGCAGCGTGATTCGAAAATGGTTTTAATTTCTGCGCGACTTAACTCGTTTATTTTGGTGTGTATCGCCTGGTCCATGATCCTCGCCTCCGTTATCTCTGGTTTATAGCCTTAACTACGTCTAATATGTCGGCTTTTGTTGCAATTCTTTTGGTTGTATATCCCTCGTTACCGATAACAAATAATTCAGTTCGGTATTTTCCTGATGGCCGGATCAGGAATACATTTGTAACAAAATCAGGATTAACAAATTGACTTGTTCCTGGCACTTGAATTAGTTTTGACATTCTCCTCCCTCCTTTAACTTTTAGTTAGTCGTTAATTAATACAAACAGCGTTTACTGCATCTGTGTAGTCATCGGCTTTGTTCGTGAATTCTCCATTTGCGTCGTCAAAATGTCCAACATCTGGTTTGCAATAAACCCGCGCAACGGGGTATCCTTCAGAATATGGGGAATAAACAACCTGTAGATCTCCGTTTCCGTCCTCCAATAGTTCATTTATACGCTGCGCGTATTCTTTTAACTTCATTTTCGCACCTCCTTTAAGTTTTAGATAGTTGTTAACTTGGCATTTCCGCGTGGTATGCAACATGGCTGATGTTGCTTTCATTTATTTCTTCCACGCTTTCAACCTCTGGAAGCTGGTTGTTTCGGCTGCACCAATCCCTGTATCTGGTTAAGAGTCCAGCCAGCTCTGACACGGGCCAATCTTTTTCGTAAAAATCGTCACGGATAGCATCCTGTCCGGCGTATTTGGTGACGTCAAGGGTTTCCAGCAGGATCCACTCTATGCGTTCGTCTCGGTCCGGTTCAAAGTCTATGTCCAAGATATCCGCGATTTTTTGTTCGTTTTGGGGAAAAATGTCCGGGTCGCAATTTAAAATTCCAGAACTTACTCCATGCCTGTGTGTATGCGTTATTAAATAATCTTTTTTGTCTCCCATGATCCGCCTCCTTTAAGTTTTAGGTAATAATTAGTATTCAATCATAAAGATTGTATCGTCGGTTGATAATATCAGATAATAGTTATCCCTTGGGTCCGGTGCGTGGTTGCTTTTATACACCTTTGCTATTTTAGATCTGTCAAAGAAAGCGGATATCTTCGGCGGTATTCTTTTTAGCTGGGTATAGATTGAAAGCTCTGGCTTATAAATTGTCGATATGCATACCATCTGTGGTAAATATCCTGTGTAATTCCTTGCAAATTCTTTGAGTTGTATTTCTTCTATCTTCATGGTTGCGCCTCCTGGGGTTAGATTAATGTCTCCGTTATGACCGCCGGACGATCCCGGCGGCCATTGCTGAAATATTAAGCGGTTTAATGCTTATTTCATAATATCACCTCCTTTGTTCTGCATCTAAACCCCTTTTTAACTGGACCGCTTCTTGTATAAGGTTTTCCCGGTTCCCTGGTCTGCAACCCATAACCACCAGCAGCACCTCACCATTAAGATCTTTAATAATAAGCGTGTCAGCGTTATTAATAAATAACTCGCCGGGGATATTTGTTAATGGTTCATACTTTTCCTTAATAAATACCATTAAACATCTCATTTTCTCTTCAAAAACATCTTCATAAATAAATGGATAAAGCCAGCCATCACCTAGATTGATACCAATCTTGAGTTTTTCAGGTGTAAACAATTCGCCAAGTCCATTTATCAGCCCGGCTATATCTGGCAGCGTCGGGTCCTCTGTATTAAATTCTTTGTTTTTTCTGGAGAACTTCTTTACCCCTGCATCAATCAATGTCTGTATTTCTTCTGGAAGAGCGGCAAGGTCGTGCCTTACTATCAGGCTGCCATTTGCTATATAGCTACCATCAAAATAAACGTTCTCGAACTTGCCTGGTGTGAATTTCGGTTTTTTTGTTGCCATTTTCTCACCTCTTTTTTTAAGTGTTATCGATATTAAGATTCTTATCAACCCGCCGCCGGATATGGTTTACTATCTTTTTTCTAATCAGTTCCGGCACCAGGGAGACATTAATTTCTAATGGTTCCGGGTACCATCCAAGCGTTGATCGTATTGCCGGATGAAAGTCAGTATCATTGCATGCGCACACTTTTGCGCTGCCGTTCTTTTGATGCGATAATATAACGGCGTATGTATTTGCATCCTGCCTCATTTGTACGATCCATTTCATTGTTTGCGCCTCCCTACTCTGCTGTAATACCATGATTTATAAGTATGTTTCTTGCTGCTGGTGTTAATCCTTGCCAGTCTGAACCGGCAATTCGTTTACCTGTTTTTGTGAGTTCGCCTTTTTTTGTACACCATCCGATAAGTTCGGCGACTGCTTTTCTGATAGCAAATGATGATTCATTCCATTTGATTTTTTCGTCCATGATCCGCACCTCCTTGCCTGGCCGGGTATGTTCCCGGCCAAGTCCTAAGTTATAGAAATAATTTAACACCATTTAATCAGATGTTATGCGAAAATAAGATATCACAGCATCCGTAAAGTATTTAAAGTGGTATTCGCCGGATTGATATAAATTTTTAATGTATGCGGCATATTCTGAAAAAAAATCATATTCCCCATATTCTTGAATTTGTTTTACCATCTGTTCTCTTTGTCCTTTTTCCAGTGAATAGTGAATTGTTTCTATCTCAATTTGTTTCGTCATTGTTGCGCCTCCTCTTTTTTTTGGTTGATATTATTAAATATTTTTATTCGGCGCCTGGAGTGATCCGGGCGCCTAGGTAAAACCATTTAACTAAAAATCTTTTCTAGATCCAGTACACCGGCAGCCTTCAATATTTCTTCCCGGCACCCGCTACAAAAATCTGATCCCATATCCGCTTCGTTTTCCTGGCATTCAATACAAGTGCTTTTTTCCATTTTTTTTAACCTCCTTTTTAAGATTTATCTTGATCTTTATAGCTAAGCTATCACAGATAGCACTCAATGTCAAGCTGCTTTTTTACCCGTGCCCGGCCAGTCTTAAGTTATAGAAATTTGTTAAGATTAAATAACCTCATCGGTTAATAGGATGTATTCTTGTTTCTCAATCGTGATTAAAGCAGTATTTACCATCGTTCCTGCCTCTTTAAACGTTCCGGCCGGTAAATCCTCCCAAGTGGTTGTTAATGGTTTTATCTTTTCCTGCTGCCTGGGTCCATTGGCACATAAGGCAACCAACCGGCCGCCGGGTTTTAGAAAACTTATGGCGTGTCTGATATGCTTTATATCCTCGCCGTTTTTATATGGTGGGTTCATTATGATTTTATCGAATTTATCCAGGTTGCCGTTGCAGCTTAAAAAATCCTGATTAATTATCTCGGTGAGTGGGAAATCATTTTCAAGTTTATCACAAAGATTTTTATTAATCTCAACTGCAATCATTTTACCGCCTGGCATACACTTGCAACCAACTGCACCAATTAAAACCCCGGTACCCGCACTGGGCTCAAGAATGCTTTCACCTGCTAAAATATCTGCATGTTCTGCCATTTTTTCGGCTATCTCGTTTGGCGTCGGAAACAGCTGCGGCGCTACAACAACCTGTACGCCTTTTTTTAAAGCTTCTTGCATATCGTCCAGCTTTGTTTTTTCTGGTGGGGTATAGCTTTGAGTTCTTGGCCTGGCTTTTTGTGCCGGTGGTTGTTTTTCTATTGGTCCGGGTTTTTTGTGCGTCTTACTATCAGTTAAAAATACGCATACTGACCCACCTTTTAAAAATGCGGTCCGTACCCGGTGGGAGTTTTCAACCTCGCGGCCTCCCTTATGATCTGTGTATATTTTTGAATAATCCGCCTTGGTCATTTGTACTTGAGGATAAACCATAAATTCACCCCTATGATATTGATTTTCAAACCTGATCCCGTCCGGCGCTAAATAATTACATATCGGTAATTGTTTGGGCCTGGGTTTTGGTTTAATCAGCTCGCTGCCTCCCTGGGCTTCAAGTAAAGCTTTTTCATAGGTCAACCGGTTTTCATAGTGCTGAATCCATCTTGCATATCCTTTTTCTATTGCTTCAAGATTTGCTTTTTTTGTCCAATTACCGCCGCGACCATTGCCGCACCATACATGTTCACTCGGTGGGGTTCCCTCTGGATCTCTCCAGCCTGTTTGCATAATAGGTTTTATTCTCATGTTTTGCGTGTAATAGGATTTGCATCGGCGGATATGCGCTTCAATCTTTTTAATTCTCCGGGCGCGGACGTCTGGCCGTTCTTTACGTTCTGCGTGCCTGATCGTTCCGGCTGCTCTCCTTTCCCAATATTCGGACGTTTCCCACATTTTAACGGCTTTTCTCATACCGTTTTCAATGCGTTCCGCGTCTTTTCTTGCTCGTTTTTCACTGTGGTGTCCTATTAGTATAGGCTGCCCAAGTGGGATATGGTCCGTTATCGATTTAACTCCGCTCCTGGCCGCGTCTCCGTCCTTTGCTCGTTTCTCGCTGTAATTATCAAAACGGTCCGCGCGTTCTTCTGCCCGTTCTACTAGGCTGGTGTCCTCGTCTCCTACCTCGCCGCATAACTCAAGGAGCAAGTCTTCTCTTGCAGGGGTCCACTTGGGAGCAACAAATAGTTTTTGTGATGGTGCCCATCTAAAACCCTCTGCCCTGACTTTATTATAAAGGTCCTTATCAAGTCTTGATTCTGCATACAGTCGCAATTTATTATCGTCCGGTGAATACGTTGCAGTAAACCCATTTTCGTTTGTCATGTTTGCGCCTCCCTTTTTTTTTGTTGATATTTATTAAATGTTTTTATTCGGCGCCTGGAGTTGTCCGGACGCCTAGGTAAAATCATTTAATATTAAATAACCTCTTCGACCTGGGAGCGGTGAAAAAGCTTATATTCTTTAGGCATCATATAGCCGTTGTCCTCGTCATTGTCGGCCTTACCTTTTACAGATATCCATGTTACACCTGATAGAGTTGATTTTTGGCCCTTTTGAACTTGGAACCCGTTTTCAATCCATCCTTTGTATGTTTTGGCGTCCAGGTATGGCAGGCCATCAAGTGATTGTTCTTTGAGCTGCTGAGCTACAAGCATGAACCCTGTATGGCTGATGTTCATACCGTGAGTTGATATAATAGCCTTGATTTGATCCTCTTTAGTTTTTGACAGCTCTTTTGCTTGCTGCCATCTTTGTCGCAAATTATGATAATATTCTTTTTTGTCGATTTTTGTCATGTTTGCGCCTCCGGTTTAAGGTTTATCTTGATCTTTATATCCTAGCTATCACAGATAGCAATCTTTGTCAAGCGGGTTTTACCCGCACCCTTTCTTTTTTAAAGATATGAAAATTTCTTATAAATAGTTATTTAATGATTGCCAGGTATCATTTGTTAATTTGGTAACATGTAAAACTGGCCGGATGGTTCGCGAAAATGGGCACAGAGCCATCCGTGGTCATTTTTGACTACCAAAAATGGGCACACTCTGGCCAATGATTTCAAGGGGTTGCCCTATTTGCCCAGTTTTTCTAATCTTATTAGATTTGAAATTAAAAAAGAAAAAAAGATAGGTATATACAGAATGCTATAGAGTAGTGCAAAATAACTGTCCAAATGGGGCACGGCCAGCCAGGGGCCTGGATTGATTGCAAATAGTTGTGCCCATTTTGTGCCCATTTTTGAATCGTGCCCATTTTTAAAATGACCACGGAAAGCAGTCAAAACTATTATTCGTGTGTGAGTTTTGCCTGGATCGCGGCAGCATTCGCCGGGTTTGCCTCTGTTTATTGGTTGATTTTCTCTATTAATCGCTAGAGAAGAACAGAGGGGCGGCGGTTTAACTTATATCATTATACTTGTAAAACTTGGGAGGTCTCCGGCCTGGTGTGTGTATTATATTAAGTGGATATGGGCGCAAGTATCTGGATTAATGGCTGATTGTTGCGTTTACTATCGTCTTAACTTTTATGTATTATTTAAGATCGTTGCTGCTGCTGGCTGTTTAAATTGGTACGAATAAAAAAAATGGGACCCCTATCCTGGGACACCAAAAGCGAAACCGGGAGACTGGAGCCTCTATCCCCCCATTCATAATAGTATACGTGTAATATTTTGCCAAAAATAAACAGCATTAAGTTTCAGTGATCGGAAAAGAAAGGAGAGGGGTGCGGGGTAAAAAATAAAAAAAGACAAATATTTTCAGTAATTTGAATCATTGAAATTCTGGGGGATTTGATGTGTTTGCCTGATTTTCATTTCATTGTCAATAACTTTTTTTAATAAAAAATAAAATAAAATAGTCCATAATAAACGTCTACTGTATTCTGGTACACTATTGAGTAGCAAAATATGCCTAATCTTATTTATATAAAAAACCTGTGTTATACTACTCGGCATCGAAGCATGTGTAAGGCTACGCCATTTAACCGAGGATCGACAAGTGACCTGTTAAACGAACATTCACCCTCATAAGCTGAGATCTCACGATATACGTTGAATACGCTAACCAAAATAGAACGTGATGGTAAGTCGGAAGAAGTCAATAAAATGATCGCTTCCGGGATTATTTCTGCGTCTCAAATCAGATTAATACTTTCGAACAGCGGATATAAGATATCTAAGAGCGCTGTTACTACCTATCTTAAGAGAACTGTCGATAAAATAAAGCCTGAAGCCTTAAAAATCGTATCTGATCATATTGATACAGTAATACCTGAAGATATGAAGGCGTTAGAGGCAATGGAGGTTCAGCTTTTAGACTGGGCCGCTGAGGATCCGATTGATGCTGCTGATCGATTAGCCGAAGCCAGAGCTGGCATCGCAAGAGATGTGGGTATGTGGACAGATAATTTAACCCTGCCTGGTTTCGAATCAGATCCAGGGAAACGAGAAAAAGAAAAAGAACGCCGAATTCAATGGATAATGAAGAAAAGTTTAAGTTATATCCTTATGGATTCACGGCTTCAGAAGAAACGTATTGAGGCTATGAACGCCGCGATCCGGATTATTGGATTAAAACTACAGCATATTGCGATCCTTGAAGGTGAAGGAAAAGGCAATATTATTATTATGGATAGCTCAGCCGATTATCACCAGAAAAAAGATGGTGAGCTTGTTCCGTTTCTTATAAAAGGCGAAGGGCCTGATGACAGTAAATAATATAATAACAGCTTCAAAAAACGATCTGTTTATGCAGCTTTCTCCAACGCAAAGTATGTTCGTTCATTCAAACGCTGATGTTGTTATTTTACACGGACCCATGGGTGAAGGAAAAACTCATGCCGGCGCCGCTGCATTAATCAGACACGCCCAACGATGCGGAAGAGATATTCGAGCCGCAATAATCAGAGACACCCACCAAAACATTAAAACCTCCACAGTTATCAGTTTAAAAGAAATTCTGGGTGACTGGGTATCTTTTCATGACGATAATAAAATTATGAGAATAAAATGCACTCCGAAAGTTGAGTGCAGTCTTTTTGGTATTGATGACCCGGCTTCATTATCTAAACTTCAAGGGCCTGAATACGCTTGTATATGGCTTGAGGAACCAGCACCTATTATCGAGCGTGCAAACGCCGGGCTGTCTCGAGACACTTATCAGTTGTGTGTGGCCAGAGCCGCTCGTCAAACCGGTACTGAAATGCGGGTGCAAATTACGCAAAACCCGGCAGATGAAGATCATTGGACAGAATCGCTTGCAAACGAGCCGAGTGTGATCGCAAAAGATCCGGACACGGGTGTTGAGATAATAAAAGAAGTTTATCGAATCGCATATGGCGATAATAAGTTTTTAAACGAAAAAGCCAGAGCGGCAAATATCGCTGCTTTTAAAGACGATGCTGGTAAATACGCCAGATATGTAGAGGGTAAGGCAGCGCCTGTTTCTCAAGGAGTGGCTGTTACTGCCGGTTATAATAAAGCTATTCACTATTCTGACACGGAGCTTCCTGTTCTTAAAAATGCTATTGGCGTTCGTTTTTATGACGCCTGGCATCATCCTGTATGTATTATTGGGCAAATGGTAATACCCGCTCAATTATGGATCCACGAAGCTTTAACAATGCCAGGGTCAGGAATGAGGGAACTTATAGAGAATTCTGTTATCCCTACACTCGCAGGGCCTAAATATAAAGATAAAATCCAGACATGGCGTGATATAGGCGATCCGTCTATGTACCAGCCTGATCAGTCAACTGTTACAAGAAACACAGCAAAAGTGGTTGAGGATCTTTTAAAAACACGCTTTGAAGCTGGCCCTACGCGATGGCATCACAGAATTGATCCAACACGAACCGCTCTTAGCCAGATGGCTCCTGACGGTTCAGGTCCAAAAATAAAGCTATCCTCCACAGCTTATAATCTTCATAGAGCTTTGAACGGTGGTTGGCATTTTAAAAAAGATAATAACGGAAGGACTATAGGTCCGATACCCGTAAAGGATAGTTACGCCGATCTTGGTGATGCTTTTTCTTACGGAGTCAGTATGATTTTTCCATATGTAAGGCCAAAATCAGAACAAAACAAGACCCGCCGCAGGGATCCAAGGGCGATTGCAAATAGTTACGCAACAAGTAGAACTTCAGGCCAAAAGCCTAAAATACTAAACTCGGAGGTTCGGGCATGAGCTATAAAAAATATTGGCCAATGGAGCAGTACATGGGAAAAGGCCAGCCACCAGCTGAAGTTTTTAAATGTACTCAGTGTGACCAAACAACTCATACGGTAAAGGGTCATAACGGAGAGCCTGATAAACATGTGTGTACGCCTCAATGTCAAGCATCACATGGAGATTGGAACGCGGTCAGTAACCAGAAAAAAACTTATAGTGAACAATTCGATAAAATATTCCCCGACTCACCAGGAGCCGGGCTTTAGAGGGTAATGTTATGGCTGAACCTATAAATAAAGCTTTTGACGAACTAAATGATGATATCATTAAGGCCAGTCATGCTGGATCCACAATTATCGATCCTAAAGAACTAGCTGAGCGTGAAGAAGCCGCAGATGCATACGCTGGAGAGAACGAAAAGCATTTTGTCGATTATTATATGGATTGTAAAAAAACGTCTGTTGAAGCGAATGCTGATATAAGAAAAGAGCAGGACGACCTTTATAAAATGTATAAAGAGGATGAGCCTGAGTTTTATAGTCAAAAAGAAAGCTGGCAGTCTAAAACTGTAATCCCTAAGCCTTTTTCAGCTGTGCAGTTTGGTGCGGCAAGTGTGAAAAAAGCGTTTACGCCTGAGTTCTTAACGATCACTGATAAGTTGAATAAAGGAGCTGCAGAGTTCTGGCAGGATGCAATGACGATTGAGCTTAACGATCAGAACGCTGATTTTGTAACTCGGTTCGGTGACGCCACTACCATGGGTCTTGCGATTGGTGATTCTATGGAGATGATACCTCAATACACTCCAGGTGTCGGTCTGCGGTTTGATTTAATCGAGCCATGGAAAATCCATAGAGATCCGGACGCTCTTTCAAGAGATCCTCAATCCGGTTTGTTTTGGATCCATGAAGAATGGATGGATTATTTCGTTTTGCAAGCAGGCCAAAAAGGTGGGAAATATTTTGACGTTGAAAGAGCGAAAGCCACGGAAGCCGGTGATTCATCTGTAAACGATGATCTTATGACCAAAGAGGCATGCGCAATAAGAAAAGACCAGCTTATTCAGCGATCAGAGTTCAGGACTATGGTATTGACCGGTGAGTTTTGGGGATCGGTATTAAGCCCGAACGGCGAGATGCTGCTGGAAAAAGGCACTTATACGGTTGCCGGTCATCGCGTAATAGAAAAACCCACCAACTCTCCGTATTCTACTTTAAGATGGCCCGGCATTAGTTTTTCTGTTCTTCCGGATCTTTTAACGTTTGGAGGTAGAGGCTTATTGAAGTCCGTCCAATCTTTATGGCTGGCTATGAATCAGCTTATGTGTCTCCACGAAGATAATTATAAATGGGTTGTAAACCCACCGTCTGAAATCGTTGTTGATCAGCTTGTAGATCCAACAGATGTTCAGATGTGGCCCGGAAAGGAATATCTTGCTAATGCATCTGTTCATGGAAACGCAGCTGTAAGAACTGTTGATCGAAGAGACGTATCAAACTCTATTTTATCTAATTTGCAGTATTATGATCAGAATTTTCAAAGAGGATCATTTGTTAATGATTCTGTCCAGGGATTACCAGGGTATAGACAGGATATGACGTTCAGAGAAAGCGCACAGAATCTAAACCAGTCTTTAGGCGTGTTCAGCCTGATGGGCTCTAATATCGAGGCCGGCGCAAAATGGGCATTAGTCGCTGCCAGAGACGCTATGCAGACATACGCAGGTTTTAGTGATTATGAAAGAATTCTCGGTCCTGAAGCCCTTAAAACTCTAGGAATTATACCCGGGAGCGAAGAGCCCGGAAAAACGATTACAAATCTTCCAGAACCGTCAGGAAGTTTTCATGTATCCGGCATGCAGGCATTGATGAGAGAGCAGGAAACTCTTTCTCACTTAAAAGAAGTTGTCATCCCGCTTGCGAGCACCCCTCGTTTTGCTCCATATGTTGATCCGTATAAAACCCTTAAAGCACTCGAATCCAGAATACAGCTGGAAGATGAAGGTGTATTCGTGGATGAAGAAACCGCTCAGCAAATCGGACAGGCAGAAAATGAAGCGATGAAAAAAGGCGAGCACATAAAAGCTACGTTTACTCAATTGGAAGCTTCAAAACAGGATGCTGATGTTGAAGCTGTCCAAGCTAAAACTCAAAAAGTCTTAGAGAGTATAGCTACTCAAAGAGAAGAGCTTGTACTCGCTGAAAAAGAATTTTTACTCGAGGCTAAAAAGGTTGCAGCTGAAATAAAGAAAATGGCAACAGAAGCAAATAAACCTGACAATACGGGAGGAAGATAAAATGGCAGCAGTAAAACCAGCAGCACCAAAAAAGATTAAGCCTTATGCGCCAAATGATCCCCGGCGAAAATGGGGGCTCCGTCCGGCAGGACGAAGAATGTTGGAACAGTTAGAGGGGGAGTATACTGCCGATCTGGAAAAAAGGGCCGCAGAAAGAGCAGCAGCGGCTGAACAGGACAATTAAGGGTATATTATGGATAAAGGAGCACATACAGATATTCAAACAAACAGGCCGATCGCTTCGGTTGATGCTGAAAGGGATAACGCGGCAAAATCGAAGTTAGAGCAAAAAGCCAAGCTGTCGTCTTTGTCTAAAACAGAGGCCGGGGCAATTTTAATTTCTATGATTAAGAAGAGTCTTACGGCTCGGATAAATGTATTAATACAAAACGATCCGGAGGCAAAGGCTTTTAATGACATGCTTAACAGGGTTGGAGCAACAGAAGTTGATGGGAAAAAAGCAGCCGAAGAATTGGCTAGTAGATATTTTGAGCCCGGCAAGGCCCCTGGAGTCTAATGGGCAACTTCGAAAAAAGGTACCGGACTGCGAATCCGGGAGTCCAAAGGCTCCAGGTTAAAAATAAAAGATATATCGTAAAATGAAAGATCAAATAAAAAAATATGAATTGTGAGTTTTTCGGCCAAAAGATTAGAGTTGGGGTTTGTTTCTCCGGGTGGAGAACGTCTAAAAAACAGCAGGCTCCGAAATTATACTCCAAAGTAGCCCCCCGTAAACGGGGATAACGCGAAAGGGAAAAGCAAATGTCACCAAAATATTTTAGTCCTCAAGACGAAGGGGCAACAGCAGGTCAAGAATCGTTGGATTCTGAAGCGTTGATCGTGAAGGGCCTGGATATGTTCGAACTACCCTCCGAAGATGGAGCAAACGTAGTTGGACCATCTCCAATAGGGCAGCCTGCTCCCGATGTTGTTGTGGACCCGACAGCAGCACCAGAACCGATAGTAACCGGGGCAACCGCCGGTACGTTAGATGATGTTCCGGGACACTTTAGGTTTAAAAACCATCCTGCCGCCGAGAAGGGGTATCTTAACCAGCGTCGGTACGTTACAGAGCTGGAAAGTAAGTATGCCACTCTTGAGCAAGAAACAGAGTCTTTGCGTTCGAAAGAAAAACGTGAAGCGCTAGAGGCTGAACAGGAGGTAAAAGAGAATGATGCTTTTAAACAATTCGCAACAGAGCGTAATGAAAAACTAATCAAGGATATGGAAGATCTCGATCCAGACAGCGATGACTATCATAAGAATGTAGCTAGTTTGCAATCTGATGTTGCCGTTGATTTGAGAGGGTTTAAGTATGTGCCAGAGCCCGGATCTGCGCCGCCAGAAGAAAGTGACATACCAACTTCACAGCCGGCGACAACCGCAGGCCCGATAACGCAATCACAAGACACATCAACGATCGATGATCAGCCCGCCAGCGGTGATGCATTGAAGTACGCGAACAGCGTTGCATCATCTTTAGGTGTAAATCCTGATGATGAAGTTTATGTTTCATATGCTCAAAAAGCGCCCGTATCAGATTCTCAGGGGAATCCACTTGATTTTGATGCTCAAGTGAAATGGGCCGTGGATCAAACAAGAGCAGACTATCTCGAATCCAGATTAAATGCAGCAGATACTCCGGGTTTAACAAAAAACGATCCGGTGTTAATGCACTTTATCGCTCAAGCTCCGATGGTTGATGAAAATAAAGTTCCAATTACAGTTCAGGATCAGACTGTTTGGGCGATAGATCAAACACTAAAATACAATGCGGAGAAAAAAACTGAGATTATCCATGACAGCAAAGCACCTCTTGGAAAGGGAAATCGTGTTCTTCCCGGATCAGCGGCAGGGGCAGATCAGCCGTTGACGCTGGAAGGTGCTATAAACTCTGCTGCGGAAAAGCGAAGGATTTAGCTCCGAACAGCTATTGATAAGGAGAATGAACTATGAGCCAGGTATATACTTGGACCTATGACGCCACAGATGGCGTTTATAAGAACCATCACATTTCGGCAAAGTTACTTGAATTGGCGGCTGAAAAGTTCATCTTTGTGCCATTTACCGATAAGCTCCCAGGGTACGGAAAAAGAATGGGTGAAACGGTAAATATTTTTCATTACAAAGAAACATCAGAGCCAACAAGCGCTAAATTGGAAGAGAGAACCCGCGTTCCGATCGATAAGTTAGAAATGGGCACCCGGGCTATTACTATTTATGAATGGGGCCGTGGCATTGAATACACTAACCTTGCTCAGGAACTTTCCATGTTCGATCCAAAGCAAGGGGCTCAAAAAACCCTCGCTCGTCAGATGGGCAAGGTTATGGACACGGCAGCAGCGACCGCGTTTAATGAGGCAAAGGTTATTTTTATTCCTACCTCGTTGACCGGTGGAACGTGGGACACGGACGGTACCGCAAGTACCCAAGCAACGTTTAACCTCACAAAAGCCCATCTCGGAACCATTCGAGATTATATGACTAACGACCTGCACGTTCCTTTCTACACCGGGAATCATTATATCGGTGCGTTTGCAACAAAGGGTCTTAGAGGGTTAAAGGATGATCGAGTAATTGAAGCTTGGAACATGTATCTGAGGAAGGGTGATCTTATATACAATTCTGAGATCGGGCAATGCGAATCCGTCCGTTTACTTGAAGTTACCCATGAAAGCGCTCTTTCAAACGGCGTTGGAGATGGGTCTGTCCTCGGCGAGGGTGTTGTATTCGGTGATGAAGCGGTAACGAGAATCGAGGTTGATTTTCCGCATCTTAGAGCAGATCCAAACTTCTCCGGAGATTTCGGACGAGTAAAGGCTGTTATTTGGTACGGGATCGTCTCATTCGCTACCACATGGAATACTGCGACCGATCTTGAAGCAAAGATCGTTCGAGTTTCATCTTCTTAACCTGCTTGTTCGGTTAAGTTATAACTATAAAGGAGGGCTTTAAGCCATGTTATCAAATGTTGTAATACCAATCCAAGCTTTTCTCCCGCTGGATTATGCCGATGCTCTCGGTGTTGACTGCTCTGCATCTACAGGGGATATAGCTGTTTTTAACATCCCTTTTAAATGCCAGGTGTATATGGCGGGTATCGTTGTTACGGAAACGTGTGCAGGAACCACCAGTACCCCTACTGTCAATTTTAATTTTCGACCGACAGCAGGATCCGACGCATCAATGACCACAGGTACGATCGCGGCACTCACCGTTGGAACGGCAGTCGCTGGTAAACTTATGTACGACCTTGTGGCTGTTGGAGAAACAGCCGGGATTCTGAACGCCGGCGATCAGGTAATAGTCGATATGACTGTCGCTGCTGCTGGCACGGGAGCGGCCGGGCATTTCTATCCGCATCTATTGGTTAAGTATTGGCCAGAAACGATTGCCAATCAATCTGATATGGTCGCAACTGCGTAAAGAGTAATTTAACCGTGGGGTGCTTATATAGCATCCCACTTACTTAATACTTAAGGAGAACTAATCATGACCGCTTTAGCATCCACCGATGTTACGGTTACTGCGTCACAGGCTGATAATGATCTTGTGCCATCAGGGCCGAAGAAGATAGTAATGGCGACTGTTACTTTTGGTGACGGCTCGTTGACATATCCTACCGGAGGTGTACCTCTCCCCGATAAGAGTGTATTTGGTTTTAAGAAACAAATACAAATGGGGATTATTGAGGATCCCTATAACGGAGTTGCTACTTATTTCCACCGGTATGATTCCACTAATCATAAAATTAAAATCGCAATTTCCGGAACAAACGCAACTTCCGGAATTACTCCTACAGCCGTATCTTTTAAGATGGTTTTGTTTGGAGCATAAAAAAAAGAATATTGACTAACGGGCCGTGCCGGCATTTTTAGCCGGCCCGGCAGTCAACAATCAGGCCCCTGGCTTTTGCCGGGATAACGCCGAAAGGGAACAGCATGACTCAGGAATTAAAAGTAAAAAAGATGATTAACGGTAAGGAACAACTGGTAACTGTTGAAGTCTTAAGGTCTTGGAGTGAATCGTCAGGTCGTCATATATTTTTGCATATGGGCGGATTATACGGGTATAAGAACGGAAACCCGGTTAAAGGAATGGGTGAATTAGATGTTATACCAGAAGGAGTTCACAGAGAAGCCGCTAAAAGCTGGTGGAGACGTTTAGGCAAGAAACTGTCAGAAGATTTTTATGCAAAAGAAGAAGAAAAAAGCAGGGTTCTTGCCGGTGATTTCAGCGAAGAAGAATCGCCCGACAGTGCTGATCTCGATAATATCTTATATGCTCGCTATGCGGCGGATGAAAAAAGACCTGAAAACGTAGAGCCATGCCCTTGGACAGAATTTTTTAAGGAACGGCCGGACTGGTGGGGTCAGGCAAACTCTTTGTCTTTTAACGACTGGATTTACGAAAAACTCGATCAATCCAAAAAACCGCCAGAGGCCGAAGTTGTAGAACAAAAAACAGAAACAAGCGAGAACTCCAAAAACGTACCATCTCAAGGCTCGGTTCAGGGAGATGCTGGATCCGAATCGAAAGATGTTAAAGATAAGGAATTTTAAATGGCAAGTAACGATGGAGGCGTCCGCGTATGTCCGAATTGTGATGCCGTTATTGTTGAAGATTTCCAGTTAAGCCCAAACGTGAATATATGTCCGAGGTGCGGATATGATATGTCTGATTCTATTGGGGAGGATTTAGAGTTTTTCTCAGAAACTGGATAACTCCGGCGATTGTTTTTGCCGTTGTGTTATTTTTCTACGTTCGTGGGTTCTTGCTGGCTATGTAAATAGCGAGTGAGGTAATAATGGATGGCAAAAAACTGATTAGTCTCACCCTTGACTATGCCGATGAGTTAAGGGTAACAAACGCATACGCGTCTTATCTTCGTTTATACGAAAATCTTGATCTTGCCGCCTCTATTTTTCTAAGAGAGACCGGGATACTTCATAAAAACCTGGCAATAACCACGCTGGAAGATACCCAGGAATATGATATCCCTCCGGACTTTATCCGGCCGTACATGAAAACGGTTAACGGTAGATGGTTCGGTCGTTATTACAATGCAACGGAAGAGCAGACGACCTATCCTGTCATGGTTGAATATGCTAATATTTTCATGGCTAACCAGACAGATTCAAAATCCACCCCTGGCAGTTTTTCTATTATAGATAAGCCTACCAAAGAAACATTAATTGAAAGCACAATAACGACCGCTGACGAAGGATCGGGTGGCCAGGCCACGCTTACAGACTCCACTAAGCTTTTTCTTACCACAGACAAAGTTTATGAGCGAGATATCATTCACAATAAGGACGATGGCGAAAATGGCTCGTCCGGGTATGTCCTGACCGTAACAGATGCCACTCATCTTGAAGCTGCCTTGTTTGGAGAGTCTGATTGTGAAAACAATTTTGCTGAAAACGATAACTACGTTATTCAGCCGTCCTCAGAGTCTCAGCTTGTTTTTGACGCTCCGATCGAAAATGCAGGTGATACGTTCACTCTACCGTATGTGTGTATGCCTTCTCCTGTATATTCGGATTACGCCTTCTGGCGGTTTTCTCCCCGAGTATGTAAAGGAATCTGTTACGGAGCGGCGAGTCTTTTTAAGGTGCCCGTAAAGGATTATGCAGGCGCTGACGAAATCGGCGGTTTATTTGCCATGGAAGTTAACAAAACCAAGCAGGAAATCGCACAAAGGGTTTTAAAACAAAGCAGAAGGAATCGATAAATGGCTGATATGAGAGGGGCTTTAGGGTCAGGATCTAATAAAAGTCGTCCGGGTCCAAAAACAGGCGGTAACGAGGCCAGGTTTTCGGTTAAGCAGCCTATATTAAAAGATGGTTTACGCGGAGGAGTGGTAACGTCCAAAAACAAAACTCTTCTTCCCATGGGCTCTTTTTCTATGATTCAGAATATGAGGCCAACGCATCCGGGTTTTAAACCTCGTCTGGGGCAGACAAGGCAGCATGTGACTGCTGACGGTACCAATCAGGCTATGACGCTTTATCAGTTTAGTAAGGGTAAAAAAGTTGAGCGGCATGTATTTGCTCAAATGAACGATGGTGATGTTTTAGAAGCCACCACCGCTCCACCGGCTGTAAGCCCAGCAACATTCGGAAGTAGCATTTTTGCCGGAACCACCGGTGGTTCCCCTGCTTCATGGAGCGTTATCCGAGATAAACTGATATTTTCTAACGCTGCAGATCAGCATCAGATTTACCCTGGCGAGTCAGAATATGTAGACAAGGTTATGATCGTTAAGGCTACAGAGGCTATTCCTAAAATCCCGACAAAGGGAGAAGACGCAACAAAGAACCTCGTTGATGGTCTAACAACCACATACGCAACACTATCTGCTTTAGCTGATCTCGCCAATGATTATGACTGTATATTTATTAAAACGGCCGTTCGAGCGGACGCTTTTAATTTTGTCGTGAAATCTGCCAATGATGCAACAACCATATTCGAGTTAAATTATAATAACGGTGCATGGACAAATGTAGCTATAACGGATGGTACTGCGGCAGCGGGCGTGACGCTTGCCGCTTCAGGTGCTATGACATGGGCGTCTCCATCTGATGAGAAGCCTCGTTATTTGTTCGGAGAAAACGGGTGGTGGTACCAGCTTTATATAAAGTCAGGTGATCCTGATCTTGGATCCTCTGTTGAAATAAGTTCTGTAACGTATGAGGCTGATTTTCAGGACATAGCAAATCTTTGGGATGGCATAGCTGTGGATATCATAGAATGCCAAAAATATGTTTACTCGGCTACCGGAGGCACTTATAAGAATTATTCAGCGGCATTGATCACCCTTTCAGAAATGACCGCAAATGATAAAGGCTATTTTTCCAGTTTTGATAATATTATCGGTGTTTACGTTGACGTTGGCGCCACGCCGAATACGGTAGAAACAGCCACTGTTGATGATATCAGGACATGGACCGGTGTCGCTTTTGAATCTGTATCCAATATTGTTGACGGAACAGACGGCTTTACAAAGTCCGGTTGGATTACATGGGATTTAAAAACCACGGCAGAACAAACTCAATTTAACGATCTGCCTTATTTCGCTCATTGGTTTTACTTCACAGTGGATACAACGCTTGGAGAAGATATAACCGTTACCATGAAAACCATGCCGTATTTCGATATAACGGATATCGGAACTGTCGGCGTGTGCAGCACGGTATGGAAAGACCGGGGTATTTACGGATATAACGATAATATACTTTATGTGTCCGGTGCAGGATCGCCACAAGTATTAAGCGGGATAGACTCTACAACACTTGAAGCTGGCGATGGTCGCTCAAATCGTGTTTTATGCATGAGGAAATTT